CATACCATGATCCGCCACCCCCGCCCCCCGCCAGCACCACCACCTCGCAGTTGGTCAACGCATTGGTCAGCACGGTGAACGTGCCTGAAGCCGTGAAGGTGTGGATGGTATAATCGCCGTTGGTTGTGATCGTGCCGCCGGTGGCCATGTTCGTATGGACAAGAACCAGATTCGTTCCGCCGGTCACCCACAGATTCGTTTCATACCAGTAGTTCGTGGACACGGATATCGTCGCTCTCCCCCATTGGCATAAACTCGCCGTCTGCAACCCGGCATCGTTCGTCCAGACGCCGTTTGTGTTCAGGTAGCCGTTGGTCTGGTAGCCATAGGCAGCCAAAGCACCCGCGTACGCCAGCGCGATCCCGTTCGTCAGTGGGATATGGTAGTTCGCGGTAATCTGCGTGGTGCCACCCCATGACTCGGCGTAGGTGCGGGGCGGCTGATAAAGAGTCTGTTTGAGCGTATAGGAGTATTTATACCGCTCCTGCATAGCCGCAACATAAAGCCTGCGAGCCCAGGGTCCGTAAGTAGCAGGATTGGTCAGACCATTCGTTCCCACAGTAGCCGGGGTCTGGGTAAACTGACTTGTGCTATTCCCAATTGGCAGACTGGCGAAGATCCCCGTTACGGTCATCGCTATCGGGCCCACCGCTCCGGTATAGGGATAACTCGTATTGGCATAATATGGCGGTAACTGCGCCAGCTTGGCGTCCATGTTGGTCAGCATGGCATAGTCGGAACGCCAGCCGAATACATTGGTCATTGTGTTCGTATAGGGCTGCGTACCCCAACTTGTTACACCAGCCACCACAACGGACGTGTAAGCGTTCGTAATCCAGTCCCGCACCTCGACCGGGGGCGTCACGCTCCAGGTGTTTGTACTTGTCGCCGTGGCTTCAGCCCGTTCCCAATCGCCAACCACGATCTCGATAAGATCGCGCTGGTAAATACGCATCAGGGTATTATTGGCAACGTAAATCGTTGATCCGGTCAGGGCGATTCCGGCTAAAGCGCGCCAACAGTAATTGACGGCAATCGTGGAAATACTCATCCTGCAACCTCGCCAGCCAGATAAATGCGGTTCTTGCTCATGTCAAACACAGTTGAAAACGCACCCTGCGTAACTGGCATTGCGCCGACCCACACCGGGGCTGACCCATCATGGAATACCTCAAGAAATCTAGAAGTCTTTGGCTTGGGAATAGCGACAAGTTTAAGGTTTACCATGACGTAATCCTTGCTTGGCCCTGATCCACTCCCGACATCGCACCAATTCTCTCTTGAGTCGGACACGTTTTCCCAATCAACCTGGCGCCTTTTCAGCTTGGATACTTCCCGTTTTAACTCATCGGCTATTGCCGACAAGTCCTCTATTGTCACCTTCTTTTCTTTAGGATCATCGGCCATATTGCTTTGCCTTAAATTGCAGCTTCAGGATCAAATAAATCTGCCCAATTATCAAAGGTAGCGTTAAATCTAGTTGCCATCCAGCCGTTCCCGTTACGCTCCACCTTGGACTGATCCATGCCTCCCTCAAGAAATTCCTCGGCACGTTCACGATTAGGAGTCAATTTGATATTCTTCTCAATCGTCATCGTCCTAAATTCCGTGAAGTCTGAACGGTATTGGCGACGATACATATAGACCGGCCCAATATCATCGGTATCCCCGGCGCTATTCCACGTCCAAGTCAGAGGTTCCTTGCTGATCTTGACCTGGTACAGACTGTTTGGCTGATATACCACGTCCACGTCAGTATCAAACGCCGCGGTAAGAGCGCTAACATCACCGGGCAACCCATTAACGTTCTCGTATTTTGTCCGAAAATGCCGTCCGTCATTCGATAACCAGTTCCATTCAATCTTGCGATATACCCCAGCGCTGTACCCAATAGTGGCGTTATATGTTTCATCAGCGTTAATGCTGGACTTGGCTTCATAGATGACGCCAACGGTTGTAGCCGGCAAAGTCGGAAATGTTTTAGACGATAAATAGTCAACGGCATACCCAAACATAAGGGAAGTCTGCGTAGTTGTTTGCCCGATAACAACTGCTTTGCTCAACTTGTAGTCAAGATTCCCATTATAAGTTCCATCCTTGTTATCGGTCGTCTTGACCTCGTACATCGCCCCTTGGACTGACCCGGCCGGAGCGGTTGGCCTGGTCCGATAATTCAGGTACGATACCCCAATGTTTTTAGCTATCGCGTTTTCGGTAGTATCAAGCCACGCATCCTCTTTGGAATACTCGTAGCCCACGTTCCCGTTGTAAGTTCCATCCTGATTATCGGTAGTCTTTACATCATAGACAAACCCCTGCACCGCCGCCGCCGGGGCTGTCGGACGTGTTCGCTGGTTCAGGTATGAATAGGCTACCGACTGACCCAGCACGGTTTCGGTCGCATCCATCCAAGCATCCGGCTTGGAGTAAACATACCCGACATTCCCGTTATATGTGCCGTCCTTATTATCAGTCGTCTTGGCGTCGTAAACAAATCCCTGTACAGCAGCGGCGGGAGCGGTTGGACGCGCGCGATAGTTCAGGTAGGAATTATCAACCTTGGTGGCCAACATGGTTTCGGTTATGTCTTGCCAGCTATCGGGCTTTGAATACACATATCCGGTATTGCCATTGTACGTCCCGTCTTTGTTGTTCGTGGTTTTTACGTCATAAATAAATCCTTGCACAACATCGGCCGGCGCAGACGGGCGCACCCTGTAATTCAAATAGGAAACGGCATAGGACTGGTCCATGACCGTAACGGTAACATCAACCCATGAGCTCTCCTTACTGTAAGCATAACCAACCGACCCGTTATAGGATCCATCCTTGTTAAGCGTTGAGCTTCCATCGTAAAGGAACCCCTGCGCCAACGTGGACGGAGCGGATCGCTGGGCTTGTTGGTTCAGGTATGAAAACTTAACATCGGTGCCCATAACCGCATCTACCACGTCATGCCATTGAGCCGGCTTCCCGTATTCATAGCCGACATTGCCGTTGTAGGTTTCATCCCGATTGATTGAGCTCTTGGCATCATAGATGACGCCAACAACCGACATGGCCGGCGAGACAGGACGGGCCCGACTGTTCAGATACGTCTGGTTGTATGACTCGCCGGTAACGGACACGGACAGGTCATACCATTCTTTCGGCTTGGAATAGACATATCCAACCGTGCCGTCATAGGTGTCATCCTTGTTGATCGTGCTTTTGGCGTCATAAACGATCCCCTGGACCGTGCTGGCGGGGATCGCCGGCCGCGTCCGGTAATTGGTATAGGCGTATTCGTATGTCTGGTCCACGACGGTATCGGCCGTCATGGAATACATTATTTTCTCTTTACTGGTCGAGTAATCCACCTTTCCATCATACGATCCGTCCCGATTGATTGAGCTTTGGGCATCATAGATGGTCCCTTGAATCGTGGAAGCTGGAGCCTGCGGCCGAGTAAGGAAGTTGCGATAGCCAATGTCATCCACGGTCCCCAATGCGTTTTCAGCGGTATGGGTTGTGAACTGGTATGGGTGTGAATGGTTACGCGTGGCCGTGGCATCGTAAAGTTGATGCTCGTTCAGGGTGTTTTGGGCTTCCGTGATGACGCCCTGGACGGACTCAATAGCATCCAGCGGGGTTGTCCGGTTCCGGTATGCCGCGCTTTGGATGCAATCCAGCGTTGCGTAGGCAGATGCCCAGCCGAACGTCACCGCGCCAAGATACCGCAGGGTTTGCGTGATACCCTGTTCCTGCTCCTGCATCCCCTTCTTGTAGCTGGCCGTGTTGCCCATCACGCGAAACACGCCGGGGTATTCCTTGCCGTCAGCCTTAGGATCGGTCACGGTCTTGAGCGTGTTCAGGTAGGTCAGACTGGACGATTGAAGGTCATGGCGGCTAGTGTTCCACCGGCGCACCAGTTCAACATCGCCGGTTTGCGGGTTGGCCCCATAGGACACGCGGATCGCCGCTGTTTCCTCAAGGAACTTCTTTTCTTGTTCATAGGCCATAGGATTCAATCCTTATTTCGATGGCCCGATAAGCTCTTGGAACCTTTGCAGATGTTCGGCGGCTCTTGCTTTATCGCGGGTATCACCATCGTCAGCACAGAAGAATCTGTAAATCAGGTATTCGATCAGAGCGTTCTTGTATTCATCCGACAACGGGACCGCGGTGCCAACGGCCGTCAATGCCACATACGCCGTCAACGCCCCGGCGCTGGTCAGCCGGCACTCCGGACGTTCGGTGAACAGGAACAGAATCCCCTCATTAGCAAACGGCAGGAAGGCAGGATCGCCCCAGGTTGACGCATCGGCGTCATTGCATTGCAGTCTGGCCGTATCTATGCAGTCTTTGAGGGTATAACTCATGCCGATATTTCTCCAAACTCTGATTTGTATTCGACAATGGTTTCCTTGCGTAACCTGCTCTTGCCAGCGTTATAGTCCAGTTGGAGCAATGGCGCGCGGCCGGTATCGGTCCACTTGCGGCCCTTCATGGTCATAAGGTACGATACGGCCCCACCAACTATCGCCTCTGCCCATCTGGTCAGGAAGTTGAGATCCACGCTATCGCTGGCTACATGGGGAACCAGGCTTACCTTGACATCCAATCCGCGCAGTAGATCCTCGGCCGGCGTCAATGATGTATGAAGCGACAGGATGTTGAGGTTTTGCGCCACATCCAGGCGGGTAGTAGCCTCGGCGTGGAACGTGTATAGCTCCGGTCGGATCAGGGTTCCAAGGTCGCCAGGAGGGATGACCGCCAACTCATCGCCGGCCGTTGCTTCTTCGCTCAAGACCGGCGTGAATAACAGCGTTGCCGTATGGCTCGTAATGGTCGCGGCCGCGCTCAACGTGTAGAGAGTGCCGTCCCCGCCCTCAAACACAAATTCAGATCCTGACGCTATCGTACCACTTGCGCTGGCAATCCCATGGACATTGATGGTAGATAGACCAGCGGCCACGGTTGTGACCACATCGGCGCCGGCCAGATCGACCTTTTCAGAGCCCATCCGGACCTCGACAACGTGCTTGATCGCACAATCGGCCCCGGGCGCCACCGGCGTCAGCAGGTAGTCAAGCACGCCATCCTTGATATTGATTGATGGGAGTTGTTGACGCCATCCATCAGTATCCTGACAGAATGACCGATAAGCCTTCTTGATCGCCTGAAGCATGAAGTTGTCGGGACATCCCGGCAACTCCGGAGCCATAATCGGATAGAGAGCCGTAAAGCCAGCTAAAGGAGCCATTTCAGACCTTCCAACCCAACGGCTTATCTATAAATCAGTCGGGTTATTTTACTGTTTGGCCAGCCCTTCTTTGTCCATGGTATCCTTGGCCAGCTTAGTGCCGGCGCGCTTCATGTCAAGATACTCGGCTTCCGTGCCTTCACCCAGGACATCAAAAGGAAAGGTAATCACTTCGCCCACGATCTTGTGTTGCTGGTTGGGCATCTGCCTGAACTGCGGGGAGCGCGCATTTTCGGCGCATACCCTGTAACGTTCCGGAAGAACAACCTCTTTGGAACGCTCAATAACGACAGACTCGCCATTAACCGACAGGATAACATCATCCTGATCGTTCGGGCTAGACTTCGCGTGGAACTTCATGCGGTAGAACTTCTCTTTCGGGGGTTTAATAACCACCGGTTTCTCACTTGCCACCGCTTCACCGACTTGGACTTCAGGCCCGACGCTCTTGGCTTCTCGGCTCATAGTCTCTCCTTCTTATTATGTTGTCGGAAAACGGATGGCCGGCAAATACCGGCCACCCGCACATCCGTTGATTCCACCCTTCACTCTCCGCCCGCTGTTCTAGTTGTCGAACAGCTCGGCCTCAAACCCCATGATCTGACTATCACCATTCAGGGTATTGGACTTCACGGAGAATCCCGCCGGGGTGATGCCGCCCAGCGCCAGCGGGGACAGATCGTACATCCCGCCGATATACTGAACCACGCCAGAGGCAGGAGCCTCGTTCAGCGTGACTTCATTGGCCTCTTCGCCCTGACCAGCCGTGACCGCTTGGATGGCATACCACTTGCCATCAATGCAGATTTCGGAGCCTTCTCCGATATAGGTTCCGGCCGCGTCCTCGTTCCAATGGCCGGTTCTGTTCGCCAGGGTATCCAGCGTCCAGGTATCGATAGGCGAACCACCGGAGGCAATATCAATGCCACGGTAATCCTTCTTATCGAATCCAAGATAGACGCCTTCGCCATATCCCGTGCTGGTTTGAATCGCCGAAGTCAGCACATCGCCACCACGATACACGGCAATCCCGGTATTGACGGCCAACGCCAACGACACGCCCTGCGTTTCCAACACGCCGGCAGTCTGTTCCGCACTACGGCAGTTCCGCGACCACTTGGCTACCAGACAGGTAGTAGCTTCCATGTTGCGCAGGACAACCTTGTCCGGAATGAACCCGCAACAGATATAGACCGTTGCGCCGGTCCCGTTAAACACACCGCTTACTTTTTTCGACATAACCAAACCCTCCTCATTACGATTGATACTCCACCGTTGACTATCCGCTGGGACCGGCCGTGAAACTCACGGCCGGTCCCGTTATCGCCCTCGCTTACGCCGGTTTGCTGGTGCAAGCCACTTCGATCCGCGCCATCCAGAGCTGATTCAGGATCGCGGCAGTCTGATAGGTTTTCCAAGAGGCAAAACCCGACTGGCCAAGCTCGTCCCCGTGAACCGGCTTGGGATTGACGACCGCCACCGACACCGCGCTCTTGCCCTGTAAGGGAACAATAGCGTAGGCATCACGGGCTATGACCAGGATCGGATACACATCCGGATAACCCGTGCCATCAGCGCCGCTGGTCAGATAGGTCGAACCGCTGGAACTCGTAGCCGCTGCCAGCCACGGATCAAGCAATGGAGACAGAATGAACCGGGTGGACTCGACTTTGCCGATTTCGCCAGGAAGCGCCTTGTCGCTGTTCGAGTATTGCTCCCAAGAAACAAACCCGATGATGCTGCGAATGTCCGATTCCAGGTCCGTATGACCAAGAGCAAAGAACGAAGGAGCCACAGGCTCGGTGCTGACCAAGCCGGACGCCTTGACGATCTCGCTGATGGTACGGGCTTTGTTGCGATTGAACGACCGGACAACCTGCCGCAGAATGGCGCGGGTAATCGGGCTGTTCACCGTGGCGCGGGTAATCGCGCTGGCGGGATAGAACACGTTGGTGCCGGCCTTGACCACATTGTAACGCAGAAGCTCGATCGTTTCAGCGGCCTGTTCGCCCATGATCTTGACGGTTTCGTCAAGAACCGCGTCCTCATGCGTGTCAAGAATGACATCGCTGATCTTAACCAAGTCGCCGTACTGTTCCAGCGTGGCGTTGACATCCACGTAGTTCAGCCGTTGACCAGCCGGGGCAATGCCTTCAGCCAGGGGAGCAGTCGCCCGGGGCAGAGACAAGTACCGGCGCCATTTGCGGGTCTTGGTTTTGTTCTGGCCTTGCGGGTCCACCTGACCAAAGCGCTCAAGAACCATCAAAAACTGACCGCGATCCAGAAGCTTGCGAACCGCAAAACCAGCGGTACGCGGGGAAATATCCCCATAAACGTTTGTTGCCATAACCAATCCTCCCTTGCACCACATATTATGCACGGAGGCTCTTGGCCTTCTGGCGTATTACATCGACCACCACTCTACTTAAACCAAAATCTAAGCAAATTGCGGCATCGGTGACACTTAAACTCTACCCTGCTTCCAAGCATAATGTCGCCCTTGCATAGCAACGCGCCGCATACCGGACACCGCACCTCCTTTCCACCTTCCATTGGAATTGCGTGTGACTGATAATTCCCCATCCATACATTGTTCCTGACGGCATCACCCGGCATTAGCCGCCCCCTTTACTGTTTGCCAAGTCCAAACCCGGCGTCAAAATCATCCTGATCCTTCGGTGTAACCTGAGCCCCGCTCTGGCCTCGCAAAGATTCTCCATGCAGGGCGTCTCTCTTATCCTTGCGATCCTGGGCTACGCCATCCCTCGACCGCTTGACACCCTTGGCCAGCGACTCCTTGAAGGCGTCCAGCACCGATATGCCATCGGATGGATCGGTCGAAACGCATAGCTTTTCGATCAGCGCTGACTGTTTCGATCTCCATTCTCTGAACTCCTTACTTGCCGCCACCTGTTTCGCGTCGCTATGCGCCCCGCGGACTCCATCCCAAAACTGCAAATTGGCCACCTGCGCCTTGACACCCTGCATTTCTGCCGCGTGTCGGCTCTCGATCTGGCCAACCACCTGATCGATCATGACCTTTGCGATTGCCACCGGCGCGCTTACCGCTTCCGGATACTCTTTCGCAAACTGGGCAATCGTCATGCCGTCATCTCCGGACCCCACCTTCAGATTGCCGACTTCCGGCGTCTTAATCAACGCGCCGATCCAGTCAATACCCGCGGCCGGCTCTTCCGCCGTCGATTGCTGAACTGGCTCTGGCCGGACGGGAGCCGCCGTCTTGACCGTCTGGACCGGCTGGACGGGTTGCCCCGCCGCTGCCTCGATCTCCTTCGCCCTGGCTTCCATCCGCGACTGCGCCGTTCCTTCCGCTTCCTTGGCCTGGTCTAGCTTGTCCTCTGCCGCCTCTGCTCCCGCCTGATCGACCTTGGCAACAGGTTCCTTGCCTTTATCACCCTCGTCGATCTTCGCCTCGGCACCCGACGCCGAATCGGTCTTCACTTCTTCTTCAAACCCGCCATCGAAAGCCGTGTCGGACGCTGTTTGGTCTGCGACTGCATTGTCGTCTGCCATTGTGTGTCTCCTTTAAGGGTTATTCTTCCATTCCCACTTCTCCCACATCCAAAGAAAGAGGGCGCCTCACAGGTTCACGCCCGTGAAAGCGCCCTCTCCCGATAAAGGACCGACTGGCCAGAGCCGGCTCTTTGTTAAAATGTCGCTACATCGTTATTCACCGACCGTCAGAATACCACTCATAAGTCAGTTTACCGTTGAACCGTGATGTTTGTCACAACCGCAGCGCCGCCAACAACAGTCACCTCGGCCGTCGCATTGGTCGGGAAATCAGGCAGGGCTGAACTGGCAGCGGTAGCGTTGGTTACCACAAGAAACACGTTTGTAACCCCGTCAACCACATTAGTCAACGAAGCGGTAAACAGGGTCATCGTGATAGTCGGGGTAACCGCTCCGGGCCGGTGCATCGTGAGTGCGGACGTAGCCGTCACCGCGCCGGTGGACTTAGTGACATTCGTCACAACAAGCGCCGACAGGGGACCGAGAGTATTCAACTGGGCCGTGGTGGCGGTGATACCATCCAGTATATTCAACTCCGTGGCGCTGGAACCCACCTTCGTTCCCTTAATTGCCCAGGACCCATCAAAGTTGATCTCACCGGTAAAGTTCTGGTTGCCAGTAACGTTCAGACCCATCGCCAAGCCGGCCACCAGCACCATCGTTGCAAATAATCCAAGTTTCTTCATTGTACTGCCCTTTCTTCGGACTGTTTAACCATTTGCCGAGCGTTCAGTGACGCTTGTTCGGCCAGCTTAAAACCCTCAATCATTCCAAGACGATACCGAAAATCATTTTTCCCGTCTGCTACCGAGGGATTGCTCTCAAGCTCAGCGCGTACGCTCTCGATTACACCCTTGGCAACCTTGATCAACGCCTGCCCGCACGCGAAGTCTGGGAGCCTTGCCAGTTCAACAATTTCCTCCCCTGTTAAAATTTTTTTTAAGTTCACGCTCAACCATCTACCACAACATAAAAGAATTGTCAAGGCGAAATCAAAGTTTTTTACATCATCGAGTCTCGCTCTACATAGAAGTCATCGGCCGGCATACGCTTCTTGCCCCACTTTTTCTTTCTCTCGGCGGCATCGCGCGCCTTACGCTCCGCATCGGTACCTTTCCCGATTGGCACCCGACTAGGCTCGAACGATCCCATAGGCATAACGCTATTCAGGCCCATCATCATATTCTTCATTGATTAACCCCCGTTGGAGCCGGGACTGGCTGAACCGGCTTTGATTGCATTGCGTTTACAGCCTTCGCCCTTTCGATGACCAGCCGATCAGCGTCAGACTGAATACTCGCGGTTTTCACCTGGGCATCAGCCTGGGCGCGTTGTGCTTCGGCCGACAACTTATCAACCTGCGCCTGGACTATGGGATCTGGAGGCGCCTGATTAGCCTGTGCCTCCTGCGCCTTTTCTTCCTCGCTCTTAACGGCCTGGTCAGGATCCATATCAAATGCCTTGGCAATCTCCATCAAATACCAGCGCAACTTGGAGTCAGCCATCAATTCAGGACTGGACAGAACCAGCGTAAGCATAGATTTGAGCTTTTCGATTCGCTCGATTCTGTCCTGGAATGAAGTAAACCCAAGCGCCTTGACAATGTACGCACCCTTTCCCTTCAAAACGGACGGATCATTCATATTGTAGTCGTAGAATGACTCAACAATCGGCTCAATCAGCCCCTCGTCGTTGTTCCGAATGACCTGCCCGATATACTTACCAGACTTCTCAACCTGTTGCTGGGCCACATACGCCCGCATCTGGGGCTCTTTGACGTCCAGCCCTTGCGTCAGCTTGGGAATCAACGTGTCCATGTCGCAGTATTTCTCTGCCAATTGGATCAAATTCAACAGGGATTCGCCGACATCCGTAATAACAACTGACTGAATCGCCTGCCGCACATCCTGGCAATCCTCGGATATATCCAAGAACATCCCGATAGCAGTTTCCTTGAAATCTCCCTCGATTAAGCGTCGCTTACCGGCCATGATAACGTTTGCGCTCAACTTCTTATTGTCCTCGTATGCCCGCATGGCGCCATTCAGTACGAACTGACTATTCGCCGCATTATCGGCTACCCCGATTGCGCCCTGACCATCCAGACTATCCTCCCACACCCCACGCCGGAATGGCCGTTCTTTCGACGTGGATCTCGCATACCGGACCACCTGATCCCCAGCTACACACACCATGACTTCGACTTCATCGCCGGCATCGTTTGTTTCGTCGAACGCTACTGTAGGCACCTGGTCCGCATTTGCGAACTGTTCAGCTTCAAACGCCAGAGCAGTTTGCCTGGGAACACGACCCCAGAACTCAAGATACAGGATAGTGTTCTGGCGATGCTTTATCTCGCGCATGGATGGAGATAAGGACGCCATATCCTTTTCGGGCTGTTTCGATCCGGTATCCGACTTGGAAGCCATTGATATTGCCACGTCAATTCCGGAATCAACGTATAAAGAACGACCTTTCTTGCCGCGTAACCAGAATGGGGATACCAATTGTCGATGGATGCAGCCGGCGCCGGCCTGGAGATCGTCTGTTTCCATGTCGCGGAAGAAGTCCCATACCGGCACGAACGTCACCCCGGGACTCATCTTGCT